AGCACAACCAATATTAGAATTAACACTAAAAGAAACTAAAGTTCTAGAAGAGTTCTTTATTAAAGAATATATAAGCTATAAAAAACCAGAACAGCACGAAGTCTTAAGAAAGATTATGAGGTTCAACAGAGAAAATGCCACAGCACCCAGTTCTTCCAGATAAACTGATTGAAGCTATAAAGTTTCATATGACAACTGAAGGTTATTCACTAGCTTATATACATATGAATGATATTGGTGTCATCTTATATGGCAAAGATCATGGACCGAATGATGCAGCTATAATTATTGCTCATACTTTATTAAGCGGAGTTATTGATGGAGTATTTATAGAGCAAAATAATCAATTACTCAATACAGAAGAGAAAGAAGTGTTGAATTGAGCAGAAAGGTAATCTATCATGCAAATTGTTTTGATGGTATTTGCTCAGCCTGGGTTATATGGAAGATATATCCAGATTCTGAGTTTATTCCGATGCATTATGGTGACAAGAAATTCCTAGATAATATTGAGCAGGATTGTTATGAGAATGCTAATATAAATGATGAATATATATTTGTAGATTTCTCAATTCCTAGAGTATATCTAGAGCTGCTAAGCTCAAAGTGTCCAGTTCTTGTTTTGGATCATCATATAACAGCTAAAGAGTCACTTGAAGGACTTGATTATGCTATTTTCGATATGAACGAATCTGGTGCATCCTTAGCATGGAAATACTATCATTATATTTCTAAAGATAATCTAGATATGCCAATCTTAATTAGATATATCAAAGACAGAGATTTATGGAAATTTAATGAGCCATACTCGGATGAGATAAATGCCTATATCCAGTCATTTCCTATGGAGATACCACAATATAATCAACTAGATAAATTGTTATCATCAGACGATGGATTCAGGCAGGCATTCACTGGAGGCTCCTCGATTCTTAGATACAAACAAACAATGACAGAGACGATATGTAAAAATATGCTTGTTAGAATAGTAGGGGGATATAATGTTCCAACTGTAAATGCAATGTTATTATTCTCAGAGATTGGAAATAACCTATGTAAGATGTATCCTGAATTTCCATTTGCTGCCTCATTTTTTATTCGGAGTGACAATAAAATTCAATGGTCTTTGAGATCAATTGGAGATTTTGATGTTAGCTTAGTAGCTAAAGCTAACGGTGGTGGAGGGCATAAAAATGCAGCCGGATTTGAATCAGATAAATTAGATTAGAATCTAATATAAAAGTTAAAGCCGGAGTGGCGGAATGGTCTACGCGGCAGACTTAAAATCTGCTGTTACGAAAGTAACATGAGAGTTCGAATCTCTCCTCCGGCACCAACTAAAATGACAAAATCAGAAGAAGCTAGAGACAAACTTAGATGTTGGGCTCTTATTGATAGGTGCAGAAAAGTAAATTTTTCTCCTTCGCCCAAGTGGTTAAAATATGGCATGCCACCAACATCAGCTATAGAGATAGTAGATGTTAATTTAAATGCTATAATAGATAATATACATGAGTTATTTGAGTCAGATAGCGTGTTCTACAGACAAATTAGGAGACAAAAGTGAAGAGAATTCGAGTTCCAGAATTCATGAATGCCATTAAAAAGATGAAGGAAACTCATATAAAGAAGAATGAAGATTATGCAACAGAACAAAACCCATTTAGTAACTTTCATTTCCAGACACAAGTTGTTAAAGAATTCAAACATGATCAAGATAAGGTATTTGCCTCTTTAGTTGCCGTTAAGCTAGCAAGATTAGCTAACCTTTTATCTTCAGATAAAGTGCCGAATAATGAATCTATTGAGGATACATTTATTGATGCCGCTAACTACATGTTGCTCTGGAGAGCTGAATACTTAAGATATAGAAAACAAACTTCAACGTGAAAGGCTAATTCGCGGTCTACTAGCTCTAGTTGACCTGTTCGTCTCAGTTCTCTCTGGATAATTCTGTGAGCCCATGCCAAAGAACGTTACCGCTCCAACACCAAGCATCTTTTGGAAACTAACATCTTCTTCAGATAATTCTTTCATATCTTGAATAAAGAGTGGAATAAAACTCTCTTTTATTTCTCTAGATACATCCATTGGCTGGCCGAATCTATTCTCTCGTTCACCAGTTTTAGAATCAATTCTTGATCGTGCTATTTCATAAGCAAGACTTGCCGCTGGGCTTAATTTATTAGCCACAAAGTTCTCAGCTACAGAATATGGGGTTGGAGCAAAGGCACCTGTAGCAGAAGAATATCTATTACCTGATAGAAGAGTCATCATTCTAGATATAGCAACAGCATATTGTTGGAATCCACCATAAGGATCAATAACTTGATTACCAAGTCTAACTTTACCAAGGTCACTACTTGTAGGATCAGAACTAACTTTACCATCAAATTTATCAGCAACTAGATTAGAAAATATCATACCACCACCAGCAATGGCAAATAAAGACTTTATGCCTTCTTTTCTCATTCCTTCTGGTAAATCTTTATACAACTTAGGATTAGTAAACATCTGAATACGACTAGCAATAAGCCTTGGAGAAAATAATAGCGTGTTCAGTTCGACTGCATTCTTCTCAAGACTACCAAGTGAACCACGACCTGTAGCAGTATTGATAAATCTAGCAATCCCACCAGCAACTTCTTCTTCGTTATGACCTAATGCTATAGCTTGATCGATCATATTATCAAATGTATCAGCCCTTAACTTATTAAGAAATCCAATGTAAGCTCGTTCCGAAGCTTTGAATGGTGACAAACCGATATTTAAAACTTTCCCTATTGCTTTTAAAGCAACATTCTCATCTCCTGACAACTTATTTGCACCTACTGAGATATCATGCAGGTAGGAATTTAAATATGCTTCTTCTCCAGTTAATAGGCTACCAACATCAGATTGATGCAGACCAGCTTCACGTCCGAGTAGAAACTTAGGTCTTTCTTCAATAGCTTTTTGTAAATCATTAAAATGTTTTTGAGAAGCAGCAGACTTAAACATATCAAAGAAAGCACTCCAATACTCTTTACGATGAATTAATGGTAAACCTTGCCGCAATGGAGCAGACATATCTATAGATGCCATCATAGCTTTCATAGTATTAGCTGATTTAGCTAGCTGAATTCCAGTTGCACCTAGCCCACCGTGAAGTTCAACGATTCTATCTCCAAATCCAGCCCCAAAAACTCTATCTAGCGTCATTAACTCATTTCTTTGTGGAACATGACCACCATTTATTAACTTAAACAAGGCTTCAAACCCATGAGCCATTTCACCAGGAGTTATATTTCGCGCACGCTTAATAGCAGTGAATAAACTATTAAGATCTTCTTGTGACAACTGCATTTGCGGAGCACTGACTTTAGTATGCTCTCCTTTTAGCTTAGATAATGATTGTTTAGCACCTTTCATTCCAGTAGCTTTAACTTTTAAGAACGCACTGAATCGCTTTCCACGCTCAGCAGAATAAATCTTCTCTTGTTGCTCTCTTAACGGTTTAGCTTCAATTATTGCATCAAATAATTTACCGACTGCACTATCTGTAGGTGATTGAGCTCTGATTTTTTCAGCGACTTGTTGGGTTTCTCCACTGCTAATAATATTATCTACAACCTTGTTGAATTTTTGTTTACTAATACCAGCCGCTGTAGCACGCTCACGTATTGCATTAAGGTCGAGTCTTCCTCCTTGAATAAGCGTATTGATAACATCTTCACGTAATCTAGTAATTGCTTTATTCTCTTTAGCTTCTTTAAGAGCTCGGCCAACAAATCCTGGTCTATATGCACCTTCTTCCTCTCTCAGCAATCTTTCAGCAAATGATTGCTTAGGCTCTAAAGTTTCTGAGTTAGCTGTTCTCCAATCATCAAATTTAGTTCCCTTAGGAATCTCACCTGATCTAATACCTTTCAGATATGTTGTTATCTCTGGTGTTAGTGGTTCAGATACAACTTTGGATGCAACTTTTGGGGCAGTTTTAGGCTTAGCGGCAAACCTATCTTGTGCTTTACGAACAAACTCAGGAACAGGCTTTGGTTCAATAGGTGTATAAGTTCCATCAAGATTAAGTTTGAATTTAGGTTTACTAGTTGTAGCAGAAACTTCTGGTATTGCACCTCTTCTTTTAGCAGTATTCCCAATAAATGCTATAGTATTCTTATCTGCATATCCACCAGCTCCAGGGCCATATAGATTATCTACCCATATATTTCCATTCTCTGCTACTTGAGTGTAATCAGGAACTCTCTCTCCAGACTCAACACGTTGTTTCAATGATGGTTCAATATCTAAAATCTCAGGCTCTAAAGCCGTAGTTTCACGAACTTCAGAAGCCAATGCTGGTTCAGTTTCAGGAATATCTAACTTAGGCTCTGGTGAAACAACAACTTCATCAGCTAATTTATGAATCTGTCCAATCTTAACAACACCAGGTTCTTCTCCGGCAACAGCAGATTTAATTCTAGTTCTAACAGTAGCTCCAAGTTTTCTAGCTTGAGCTGCGTTTAAACCTGTAGTATCTATAACAAATTTAAGATAATCAGCATCTCTTTTAGATCTCTTAGTTTGAGCAATAATATACAGAGCCTTATCTAGATCGCTCTCAAACTCTGGAACATAAGAACTATAACCAATATTAAATCTAGGCTTAGCACCTTTGAGGTCTGGAGGTAATTTTGGTGCTGCTTTTGGCTTTGTTACTTTTTGAGTTCCGTATGGTTGTGCTACACCTTCAGGAGTAGCTTCGTATGTTGATTTAATATTAGGAATATCTTCAGTAATATTAGGAATTTTAGAGTTAGTTCTAGCTTCAGACCCAAACGTTACAGGATATTTGAAACCTAGAGCACCCATTCCGGTTTCTAATACCCCAGCTCCGAATTCGGGCAAATTCTCAGCGGAATAAGCTCTAGATGCACCTCTAGCCGCTAAAGCACCGGAAGCTAATTTAGACAAACCTCTAGTTGCTTTTGCTATATTTCCAACACCACCAGTTCCAATCATCATAGCAATATCACCAGGTGTAGTCATAGACTTCATAATATCAATACCAGCAGATGAAGGCTGAGGTTGAGCCCAAGGATTCAATGTAGATAAATCCATAGCTGATTCACCGTATTGTTTTTGTAGAGGCTCAGCATACGATTCATATTTATTTTTAGCACCGGCATAGAACTTCTTAGCTGGTTCTGGAGTTGTAAATAGCCAATCTAATCCACGACCGATTAAACTTTTTGATTCTTTTTTAGGCTGTTCTGTAGTTCCTATAGGTTTGATCCAGTCTGGTAGTTTATCCTCTTGAGTAATACTCTGAGATTTCGTCTCACTAGGCTTAATCCAATCGGGTAGTTGTTCTTGTGCCATTACTTTCTCTTCAACTTATACTTAGTTTCAGCTTCACTAACTTTAGTTGAATCAACATCATACTCTTTACCATTTTTATCAACCATAACAACAGTTCCATGTGAGGCAACAGGTTTAACTTCACCACGAGTAACTGTTCTACGAGTCTTAGTTACATTGCCTTTATCATCTCTATCAACAGCTTCATCTTCTGTAATAGTTGGCAATCCAGCTAATGCCAATCTTGCATTCGCAGTTGCAACTCTCTCATTAGCAAGTCTTGCTTGAATATCTCGATTTGCTTCAAGATTAGCAATCTTAAGTCTTTCAATAGCACGATCAGCTTCCGCTCTTTCATTTATAGCACTCATTTGAGTATTTCTAAAGTTTAACATAGCATCAGCACTATTCTGTCTAAACTGTAACTCATCATATGCACGTTTTAAGTTATTATCTTGCTCATTTATTCTCTGTGCTAGTTTATTAGTTTCTACTTCATATATTCTATTATTCTTTATAATCTCATTTTCTAATCTTCCTTGTGCAACAATAGAATTTTGCTCAGCTATATTAGCTCTCTGCTCCTGAATTAAATTCCTAGCTTCACTTGAAGCAAAACTAGCTTGATCCCTATTTGATACTGATTCACGCGTAGCGGCATCTTGTAATACTCCAGTTCGAGTTTTCCAATCTTCTAAATTTCGCTTATAAGGTAAATCTAGACTTTCTTCAGCCGCTCCAGGCCCACCTGCAAATCCAGCTAAACTAGCTAATACTTTGCGTCCAAAACTAGGTTTATCTCTAATCGGATACTCATCAATTGACTTATTAAATTTATCTCTCATTTCAGTTTGAGGATTATAATTTTGACGTAACAATGATTCTACATCAGTAATTGGCTCCTGAATGTCAGAATTAGCAACATCAGGTTGTGACCGAAAATCTTGAAGAATTGTAGATTCAGGTTTGAATGCATTCACATTCCTTAAAGATGTATCAAGATTTTCCTCAAATGCAGGCATCTGTAACTTTTGAAATTCTTGCAGCTCATCATATGGAAGCGTAAAGGCATTAGCTCTCTTTAATGAGCGATTGAGGTTATCAGAGAATGTAGGCATTACTTCTTAAACCAGGGAGTAGCAACACCGCTAACTTTACCAGCTAAATTAGCAACATCGCCAATTCGACTCATAGTATCTTCCCATTTACCAGAAATTTGACTAGCTGCAATCTGCTGATTTGTTAGTTGATTACCATGTTGCATCTCATTACCAACACCTTGACTTAACTGTCCAGTAGCACTAAGTAATTGATTACCAAATGTTCCGGCCATACCCGGAGCTGCACTATAAAGAGAGCTTCCACCAGATAGACCAGATAGTCGTCCTTGCTGAACTAATTGGGCAATCATTGCTTCGGTATTTGTAGAGGCATCAGATGCTCCGCTAGACATATCACGAGCCATTCTAGATTTTAACACACCATATCCAGGTGAGTATCCGCTCTGTAATGATTTTTGTCTATCAACATTACGATTAGCACTAGAGTAAATGGATCGAATTGGTGACAAAGAACGAGATCTAATAGAGGATAAACCTTGTGGGGTAAATCCACCAGTATCAACAAAATCTTTATACCCAGACTGAAGCCTATCATAATCAGCCATTTGCTTCGGCAATGCTTCGTTAAAAGCACTACCGAAAGTTCTAACACTTGGCTCTAATGTTCCAATTCTTAAATTTTCACCTAACTGTCTACCGCGCTCACCTTCGTAATCAATTCGATTTCTTGCTCTCTTGTCATCACCTTTGGCCACTTTTTAACCTCCTGAGGTATCAAATCTCTGAAACTAAGCTTTCACCCTTAGTCCGTCTAAATCCAGACTTGAGAAGCATATCAATCCAAATCTTGCCTTGCACAAAGGCATGAATTTGGTCAAATCCTTCTCTATCCGCTAGAAACTTGACGGCCTCAGTTCCAGTTAAGAGAGCCATCGTGCGCTTTCGAGCCGATAAATCTTTATTAGCCATTGCAACAATCTCAGCAATCTTTCTCATTCCACAAGCAGAAACTATTTGATCTTCATCTTCAATTACAAAAGCACCGGAGTAATTAGTCATAAAATCTGGAAGACTAAACTCATTCCCATAAAACTTGCTATGCATACCCTGAATTTGAGCATAATCACTGGAGCGAATAGCTCTTATATTCATTGAGGACTCTCTGAAGCAAAGAACCTACTATAGATATAAATTCTATTAACGCGTATATACTCATTTATCTCATCTGTGCTACCATAGAGAGCACACCTCGGCTCAATGAAGTTTGTTAAGACTCTAGGTTCTCTATTTGTTGTTGAAGTCATAGCAATTGAAGCCAAGACTTTGCTTTTGACATCATCAAGAGAATAAATAATCATATCCAAATTACCAGCTCCAATAACACGTAATCGAACAGCATTAAAATGCAATAAATTGCCACTCGATCTTGCATTTCTTGCCGCTCCACCCTCGGACACATAAGCTGTTTTGAAGTATGGCATTTAATTCACCTCCATCCGAAAGAGATCAATAAAACTTTATTTCGGGATGAAGCGATACGTAAATTCAAATCTAACATCATTATTTACTGTATTTGTAGAGTAGAAGTGAATTACAGCATTTCCGTTAACTGGATTAGCTTTAACAATCCCCGCAAAATTATCAGTTGATCCAGAAAAAGGAACTCCATTAGCAACTCCAGAACATTCGTCTTCATGAGCGAATTTAGATGCTACTGGTAAAACCAACTCTAGTTGAGTTAATGTAGCTGATGCAGTAGTTTCTATAGTTACTTTACCACTAACATGTATAATATTACCAATTCTAAACCAGGGTGTGTAATATGATGCTGAAGATGTTATATTTGCTACATTATCTAGAACTGGAATATAAATACCAGTTAAAGCACCACCGTTATAATAACTCAACATTCCTTCTACCTGACTAGCTAAATTGATTTTATCTTTACTGTTTAATTTAGCATCTAGCTGCTCCTTAAATGTTCCCAACCCATTTATTAAGCTATATATAGTCTGATAGAGTGCATTATTACTATCTTGAATCCTAGCACTAGTAAGATTAGATAGAAGATTCTTAGGGTTGAACTCAGGTTGCGAGGGTTTGAATGCCATTATGGAATCTTAACAACCGTTGTAGTTCCAGCATTAGCATCAACCCATAATGTATCGTTACGCTTACCAGGAGATATAAAATATATTCCTGAACCAGCATGAACGACAGTCCTAAATGTATTTGTTACTGTAACGACTACATTTTCTCCAATACCAACCGTAATATTATCATGTGGACTTCCATTGCTAACTACATAAGAAGTTGTATAACCTATCTTTAGAATCTCAGTAACATTATAACCATTACCAGCTGGAACGTCTTCAAATAATTGCTCATCTCCATTAGCTAATGCAAATGTGGCTGGAGTTAGATTAACCGTAGTAAAGTTAAATAGGGTCGGTGCGGCTGGGTTAGTAACTTTAATTACAGTAATAGTTCCTGTATTATCTTCTTGATTAAGAACTAGAACAAAAGGACAAGAATCACTCGTTACGAATCTAAATTCAGGATCAGCCGAAGGTTCGATCTCGAAATAATCAGAGGATGGAGAAGCCTGAGTATTTAATTCAACAACATCTGAAACTCTAACGTTCCTAAAATCTGAGAATCCATCACTTCGATGCATGAATACCCAGAACGATATTGAATCATCATCAGCATAACCTAATCTAGGTGAAGTAAATGTCGTTGGTCCAATAGTTGGAGTATATGTATTCAGAATAGTTCCTGAAGTGTTGTAAATTCTAGCAAAAATAGAATCTATACTTGCTTGGTGATATAAAGCAATAATCTTACCATCAGACATTACTAATAAATCAGTAACAATATGACCAGAAACACCAGCCGCCAAATCTGCAATAAAAGCAGAACTACCAACATCCCACTGTTTAATTGGTGAATTAGCACTTATTCCTCTTCCCGCAACATAAACTATGCTCTCATCAACATTAGCAGCAATAGCTGTCATACCAAAACTGCCCATTACTACAGGGCTAGAGATATTTCCTAATGCATCAACAGTAACATATTCAGTTAGAACTGATGGGCTTTGTCCTTTATTACCAACATAGAACTTCTTTGATTCTCTATGAGTTCTTATTACCGGATGATTTTGACTCCATACATATGGAATTGTGGCAATAATAGTAAAATTAGATGTATATAATACTAGATTACCAGGATTAATAAACTCATCTGAAAATAAAATCTCTCCTGTGTCTGGTAAATAATCACCGCCCTCACCAACTTGTAGTTGAGGAATGAATCCTTGAATTACCCCATCAGCAGTTGTAATATATCCAGCACCTAATCCCGTATAGCCAGCAGCAATAAACCAGGAGAAAATAGATGCCGCCCTAATAAAGATAGAGTCGTCAGGTGCCGGTAGATTATCTGGAGCCCGTAAAATACTTAGATATAGAGACGAAGAGGTCGGAGTCCCGGAAAGAACATAAGCTCTAAGAAAATAAGTTCTCCCCAAAATTATGGGGAGTTGAGTCATCTTATTACCGTCAGTCTCACCTAAATTTGTAGATGTATCATCGATATCAAATCTAAGTCTAGGTTTATAAGGAGTTGCAACTGATCCAGTTGCATCACCGTAAGCCCAGAAACCAACTATACCATCTTCAACTACACCTGTATACTTAAAATAAGAAGATCTGGTAGTTCCACCTGAATCCTTAACAACTTGAACAATTTCAAATGGCAAACTTGGAATTACATAAGCAGTCCCTTCTGTAATATTTGTTAGCGGTAATTGAGTAGGACCACTAACAAAACTAACAGCACCAACAGAAGTCCAATGTCTTCCATTACCACTAATGTCTAGCCCATCAGTAATTAGAGGAGTATCTGACCAAAGATTACCTGTGTCGACTGCAACTGGTGAGTTCCACTCAGTAATAAGACCAGCAAGATCTTTAGCCTTATCCCATTCTCGGAAGCCTAGAATACGACTAGCTCCGTCAGAAAATGTATCATTACCTAAATATTGTTCTGCAAATGTAACTGCTGATAAATCTGATGTAATTGAACCAATAAAAATTCCATTACCATAGAAATTTTGGGTCGTTCCACTTCTTGTATACCCAATAGGATAATACTTATCAATCGTTAAAGTTATAGCTGTAGTCCCTAATATTCCTCCTCCATTTTGAACTTCAGTGTAAGCATCATTTAGATTTGGATGACTAAATAGTCCTGCCCATCTAGTATATGCAGCAGCACTATCTAATTGTGCAAAATAAGCTCTATATAAACTAGCAAAAGATCCAGATGTTTTAACCCATAAAATACAGGAATAATTAGAGCTAGCTGGAACAATCCCAGTTGTCCTTTTTAATAATGCAGTTCCACCAAATGGAAAATTAGCAGCCATTATTTAGCTCCAACCAAGAACCAAAAAAGACAGTAACTTATAAACATACAAACCCAAAATATCATATACCATTTTGGTGGCGTCATTTGAATCATCATGCAAGTTCCTCTGCCCCGATGAATAAAGTATCTGTATTCATTAGAGCAATTGTAGTAGTTTCAATATCAAATAACCAAGGCCACCATCTAATATTCTTATGATCCAATCCATTAGAATAGTCAGCATAAATCATTTGTTTACTTGGAAGTGTAATATATATTCTTTGATTCACCGAATCGTTCATGATCTGAATAAAACCGAAGAATAATCTATCCAAAGCTAACCAGAAGTCTTGAACTTTCCAAGTTAACTCAGGTCTTTGATATCCGCCATTAAAAACCATAAGCCCAGAATAATCAACGATAAGAAGATAATCAATATTAACTCCACCAGAATCTAAAACAGTTGCTATTCCATGAACAGACGAACCAATTCCTTGATCAATTGGAACTGGAGCTGACCATGTAGATGGCACATCACCGTTATCATTTATTGCATATGTTCTAGTTTGCTTGAATGCATACAAAACATCACGAAATTCTTGTGCCGCTGTTATTGGATTACCATCTAACGGAACTATAACAATACCGTCAACCTGATCAATTGCTTCAGGTTCACCAGGAGCTGATAGATATAGAATACTTACATCACTGAATGTTGCGCCAACAATTAATCTATTATTATACGAACTTAATACTGCTCCAGCTGGAATTGTAGCAAAGTTATCCAATAAATGAGATGCATCATCTAACAAATCAATATCATAAAATGAAACTTCTAACGAAGTTGTCGTATTGTTATTAAGCGTTCCATTTGGAATAAAGAATAATTGGTAACCAAGATCATCTCCGTTATAGTTGACAACTGCTTTACTTGCAACTAGATGTCTTTTAGTAACGAATGTGCTTGGGGAAACAGGGATATTTGTGATATTTATTGCTCTATTCTCATTAACAAATGTCTGAACCCCTAGAAATTCAGGTCCAGGAGCTGTTAAATAACCACTTGCAGTTTCATATACGACACCAATAATATGTAACCCAATATCACAAAAGCCCTCATTAGCAGTATTTTCAATTCTAATACCACCGCTAGTTGGATTTGGTAGTGTTCCAGGCACAAAAGCAACAACTAAATCGATATCAGCAATGTCAACAATGTCACTTATAGTTGTGTTATCAAGAATTGTCTTAGCTAGATAAAATGTATACGTTGCGGCAGGATCATAATCTACTGGTTTTATAGCTGGTGTCATCCAGATTCTGCGCTCAGTAGTTCCAGCTTCTCCTATTGGGATATATTGAAGATATGCCTGTTTACCTCCTGGTGCATAGATTAGTGGTAAAACTGTTGGACCTAAAGCAGTAGAATCATCAACTCCATCGCTAAATGTAACCGCTAATATATGTATTCCTTGATCAATTACACCATCAATAGAACTGTTATAAGCAGTTAAAGGCTCATTATTCGCTCCACTTGGAGCTTCTCCTGCTGCTGGTCTAGCACTACTACCATCACCGTCATAAACATAAATTACTTCATTTTGCATACCTACTTCACGGGTAGTTCCTTGAGTTGTAGTAGTTCTCTCTATTGGACTAATATATGCACGCCCATTCCACGAAATGAAAGCAAAATCTTCACATCCAGGAATACTTAAAATAGGACCATATGTTGTAGTCTCATCAATAGTATGATAAAAATCACCAGCCTGGTTTAAAATAATTAGGCTCTGACCATTAGCCATTGTATAGTTATACATGCGCAAAACATTACCGGCAGCTCTATAAGTCATAATACCAGATCTAGTTTCAAAACCTGACTCTATAGATTTAAGATTCGAGCAAGCAGGAAAATGATCAGTTGGGCATGATTCTTCATCACCTCGTTTCCAGAGGCCATTAAAGTCCTCAATTACAACTGGCTTATGGTCTCTCACAGCTTAGCTCAGAAATTAGAACTACGACTGTGTTCCAACCTTAGTCCACGTCGGCGACGCCTTCGTATTTGTATTGATATACAGAAACTTGTTCGTGTAATCAACTAGCAAACAACCGGGGCCAACTTTACCTACACCAGTTCCACTAGTTCCATTAACTGGAGCACCATCATTTGGTAAAATACCAATATCACGAGCTGCACAAGAAGAAAGCCAAGCCCAGATATTGATTCGACCGAACTGAAGAGGAGCTGAGTCTGCCATTGTAGCCTCCGTCCTTAAAGGACAGCAATTGAGTTGCCGGAGATTCTATGTTATATTAAACTAGCTCTTCTTGAACTCTTATAGCTAGCTCTAAAAGGCCTTCTACGAATTGATATACCTTGTTTACCTTTAACAGATATACCCATTGAACGACTCAGGGCGGCAGCAGCTTGCCCGCTCAGAACGGCAGCACGTGTTTCATTTTCTCCAATAAACATAGAACATAATGCTGCTGTTGTGAAACTTAGATATGACTTACAATTCTTAAATCGGACTCCGAGTTCAATATCTATGGCATTAATACCAACATCAGCAAATATAGATTTAATATAATCAAGCCTAAGATCATTTATTTGGGTAGAGGATGGAACCTGAATCGCGTTATCTACCCAGGCCCAGATGCCAAAATTTGTTACTTGTGGATTACTCATAGCTGGTGAAATAAATAATTGCTTAGTTAACGGTCCAACCCAGACATTTTGCCCATTTAATGACTCATAAATAGCTTTAATTTCTATTAAGTTCGACGGTAATGTAGGAATTGTTCCCTCAAACGCAATCTTAGTTGTTGAAGCTGGAACAGTTAAAGTTGCAGACTCTTCAAATACTACTGGAATATCGTTAAGTTCAAACTCTTCTTGTAGCATATCCAAGGCCATATTAAAATAGGGTAATACATTTTCAGCTGTATATTCTTGTTGGGCAGTATCGTTTTGTAATGATGAAGCCCTAGAAATTATCTCAGCTGGTGTTGGCATAAACCTAATTCCAGACTAGTCTTAACCCCGTTACAGTTCCAGCAGCGTTTAATACAAATGTAGTTACCGCTGTTCCTAATCCAATTGAAGTGGGATCAGTTAGATGTAATCCTACACCAGTATCACCAGATACACCTTTCAGTGTAATTAATTGGGTATTTCCAGAAGGTGGAATAATAGTTACAGATGTGGGAACTGTTCCACTAGTTGGAACGGTAATAGTATTCGCACCAGAAGCTAAAGTCTTAATCTCAATAGCTGCGGATGCTGCTGCATTAGCTGCCGCAGAAAACGTCTGGGTCCACGCTATAGTTCCTGTAAAGATATGAACAACTCTCCTAGTTCCTGATGTTGGCATTACTCAGCCCTTTTAATATCAGCCGCCCTAGGGTGAGTAGGATCAATAGTTTTGCAATGTGGACAAACAGGAAATTCAGGATCTTTTAGATTACCACAAGCAAAACACTGAGTCTTTAATGCAGCAAAATGGTCAGCAAGCCAAGGTTTGGTTTCCAAATTTAACATCCTAGCGGCTAGCTTCATCTGATCCCAGATAACTAATGGGTTGCCATTATAACGTGACCACAAAGAGTCAGCGATACGAACTAACTCTTTATACCAATTATCTTGCTTATTCTTAGCAGTTAATAATGCACTAGCATACTTCATTTTAACTTCTTCAGGTGATACAGAGGCTCCTGGAATAAAGAAGATACCTGGAATTCTAGAATCCATATCACAACCTGCAATACCAGTGCAATAATCATTAACGATAGAATGAGCAACCTCTCCAGAAGAACATCGAATCTCAACTGGAGGCATATTTTCAACTTTCATCCACCAACTACTCGCACCAATAATAACTACAGATGGCTTATCGTATGTTCCTGCTGGAATATTAAAAACTCCTGGTTGAATTGTGTATTTAATCTCATTCTCTATAGGTAATGGATAAATAGAAACAATAGTAGTTTTATCATACTTATCCATATTAGATCTTACTGGCATTGGAGGTTCAACAGTAAACTCACCAACTTGTTTTAATGCCTCAGGCATTCTTGATTACTCCTCTTGGAATGGAGACAGTTACACCAGAACCATAGCGTAAAGCATCTCCAACTGGTGTCTCATTACCGAATAGAAACTCTTCCATATCTTCTAACCTTTGCTCTTCTTCTATCTCATCTGCTGGATTTTTAATCTTTCTAATTCCTTGTCTTTTATTTTCATATATTTGCTCAATAATGAATTTACACGCAGCAAATCTTGGTGATAGATAATTCTCAAATCTATCCATAAAGGTCCATAAAATTTCATACGGCTCTCGCTCAACTAAATCAGTTTCGACTCCTGGTATGATAGTGACAATTCTCTCCAGAACGTATTTCTCTTTTATATAGTTATATTTTGGCACCTCTCTAACTTCTGGGTAAAGCAATTGAAACCCATCATCCGTATGAGTCATCCATCTCTTCTCTAGCAATCCTTCGCTAAATACAATTCTAAACCAAGGACGCCCATCTGTATGGCAACCATAATCTCTTTTTAGCCAAAAATTCAAATCTTCAATTTTCTCAATTAGTTCCATTAAATTCCTTTTAGCTCTAATTGGGGGAGACGACTTTGTAGCACCATCTCCCCCAATTAGAATTAAATCTCTATGCTACACTCATGATATACCACTTATTTTCAGGTCTAACGTAATAAAGTGAAAACGGTCTATTTTGGATAGGCGTGTAGGCAGTCTTGATATTACCAGAAGTGAGCGTAATTCCAGGTGAGGCATTAGTGAAGCACAAAATTAGCTCACAGTATCCACTCACTGGTGGAGTAATAGTAGCAATAGTCACAGTTCCACTAACAAATGTAAATCTCTCAGTAGGAGCAATAGTAGCAGCAGAAGCAATAGTCTGCGGATCAGGTTGTTTATCACTCTGGGCTACATCTAAATTTTGGAAGTTCAAGTCAGACATTTATTTCTCCTTAGTAGCCAGACGGAATGGCAAGTGCATCGATATAGCTACAAGCGGGAGGATTAACAACAAATGTTTGGAAACCAACAACCATATAGAAGATATCAGCAGTAGCAACACCACCAGAAGCACCACGAAGTTCAAAAATCTTACGCCCATCACTCTGATAAAATCCAATAGGCAATATCTCAGCACGTCCCCATACAGAATCCACAATAAAATCAATACGCTTCTGATTCCAGTTAAAATGCTGCTTACCGGGAGCTCCAGCAAACTGCATATTGTCATTAAAATACATATTCAAACCTTCATCTTTCGTGCTAGTCTTATTCTGAATAATAACAGCCTGTCCAATCTCCTCGTAAGCTGCAAACTGACAAGGATGTGTCCAAGCAGTAACCTTCATACTCTTATCAATACCTACTCGATTACCAACCTTATTCATAGCTAGACGAGGCTGTGCCAGAGTTAATGCAGAACCACCACCATTGACTCGATTTGCTCGAACCTCTGGGAAGTTAGCTCTGTTAAACCCAAGCCACGTTCCAGTAGAAGCATTAGAATCATGATATGTCACACCATACAATGCTGGCAAACTAGTAGGAGAACTAATACCTTGAGTTACAAGTCTATCAGTAGCAATTGAACCTGCAACATTAGGAGTAACAGCGATAGTCTTATTTTCAACATCCCACAATGTAATCTTACCAGAACCTCTAAGAGTTGCAAGAGTAGCATCATATACCTGAACAGTCTGATTCTTACGAACAAGACGAGCACCCCAACCATCTGTAGTCAATGTGTATGTATCAACACCACTAGCAGTTGAGACAGTCGTAATAGTTCCAATAGTTCCATCACCTGGTTGCTGCAATTGAGCATCTAACTGTCTACGCAGTTCAATAATAGCTCGTGCAGTAAGTCTACGAACATTATCCTGAATAGCCTTACGACGATCATTAGTTGCCCAATTAGCTAGCTTCGTATATTCAATACCTTCCTTAAGAAATACTGGCCTAAGCGTAGCCTTATCCCAGTCAGGTCCGTTACCACGACCAAGGTCACTACCATCAGGATTAAAATATCCAAAGTCACCACCAGGAGCTATTTCAAGAGGGATACGCATCTCACGATAACTAACTGTCTCAACATCACGCTTCTTAATACTAGAATAGAAATGATCATCAGATTCGTAAAGTTCTTCGATTCGCGGCCTGACGTGCTCTAACTCGGTAGCAGCTACGTCAGCTTCATTAACAGCAGTTGTCGGCATGTATCCTCACAGTGGTTTAATGAATTGGGAATCAGTCCCGCCTCATCAAGTAATCGTATGCACTCTCACCTTCTTTTCTACCTTTAGCGTTTCCACTTTGTGAGGATGTGGAGATTTTCCTGTTTCGAATTGGCTCTCGCCGTGAATCTTCGTCGTCTTTGTCTCTTTTAGTAGAGACAGAACCTTTTAGAGCTTCAGCTCTGGCCTTGCGAATTACTACCGGTAAAAATCCCTTAGCCTTACCAAGCCAAGTAGAACGAATCTTATCCAATGCAGATTGAGGTAATTTATCTTTAACTGCCGAACTCCACATCTGAGTTAGTTGCCTCTTAAATACTCTATCCTCATCAATTGAATTATCAAGAGCTTCCATGCATTCCCTAATAGCATTCTTCTTTACAAATGGGGTCATCTCATTTTTAGGGTCAATATTCTCACTAATCGTATTTTTAATAATTTTAGTAACCTTAGAGGTGACATCGCTAACGGCGGTCTGAAGCCGTTCGTTATTAAACTTCTGTTTTTCCTGCTCTAGCTCACTATCTTCAGAGCTTTCAGCTCTTTTCTTCGGGACAAACTCCGATGTCCCGAAGATATGTTGATTCAGTATCTCAGCAGCTTCTTCTAGAGCCTTCTTTGCATCTTCATTACGAGTAGATTGAGATTCTCTTACCATAGAAGTTATTAACAATCGAGTAACATCCTGAGCAACTTCCTTATAAGCATCCTTATCAACTTTAGCTAATGTAGGCAAAAAGTTATCAACAAATTTCTTAAATGCTTTGCTATCTCCAGTTTTAACTTCTGTTAGAAATTTCTCTGGGTTACCAGACAAAACACTAGATTGCATATCGTCAAATACATCAGCTTTATCAGCAGCTTCCATAGCATCATCGAATGAACCAAATCTCTCTTGCACTTGTCTATCACGATACATCATCTTCTCAAACCAGGGAAACTCCTTAAAGAATTCAGGATACTTCTTAGATATCTCTTTGCGCCTTGGAGGTGCAGTTATCTTTTCCTCATCTTTCAGATCAATCTTATCTTCATCATCAACTTCGATTTCATCATCCTCATCTATATCTTCATCTTTATCTTCAAGATCTTCATCATTCTCTTCATCAATACCTTCATCAGTATCTTTAGCTTTCTCATCCAATTTATTATCCTTTACATCACCCTTAGCTTTATCAGCTTTATCAGTTTTATCAGTTTTATCAGTTCTATCACCTTTTAAGAAACTAGCAATATCCTCTGGACTACCATCAGTTTTACCCGCAATGTTATCATCTAATTGGGCCATCTGGATTCACCTCTGGAGCCTTACGGCTCGATTCTTTCTTCCCAATGGAAGAGTTTTGAGCTGCTTGAGCCGCAGCGGCTTGTTGCATCATTACTTGTTGCATATGAGCCTTATAATGCAATAAAGCATTCTGATATCCTTTAGGATTTTCTTCTTTAGCTAATCTACCAGCATCTGAAATTAAAACTTCTCTACAAGTTTCAGCCTCGATCATATGATTATCTAAATCAATATCAATTGGAACTGAAGGCATCATATCTTGAGATGGGGGCTGATCAATAACTAATAGAACTTCAATTGGTGGAGCCTCACCCATTATTGGTTCTTCACTGAATAGCTTTCTCAGCTCTTCATATTGCTTCTGTCTATCTGCCTCACCTGGTAATTTGAATTCTGGAATCCTAACAACTTTACGAACCATCGGTAAATTCTCAGGTGATGCTAATGCTGTCATAATCTCTTCATTATTTAGCTTCATTAGTTCAAGAATAAAATCTCTCTTCTGATCATCAGATACTGGCATTTGATCTGATGGATCAAGAATAACATCTCCAATCTTACCGGCTAAATCTGATTTTCTAATAAATATGTTAATAAAGTTATTATTCTCATCACGCTCAACATATTTCTCATCAACTCGGCGTTCTGCAATATCTTGTGGGATAATCTTAGTAAAGATTTCTTTCCAAAAGATAGAGAACGTTCTCCAAGGTGTTTGCAAACGTTGTAGAGCACCAGCTTTACTCATCGAGTATTCACTAGCTGTTTGGCTAGTTCTACCAAGCTGAGAACCACCAAATAGAGATGGCATAGCGGCACTTACAAATTGACCCATCTCTTGAACAATTCTGAATAATGTAAAAATTTCTGGATTCAATACTGCTGCTGAATTACTGAAAAATGCATCACTTATATTCTTATTAGCTCCTTGTGCTTTAACAGCTGTTATTGCTCCTGGGGTGCTTTCTAATTGTTGTCTACCGCTAAAATTAACCACAGATGGGTCAGCCCATGTCTCAATAATACCATGTTCGACTAACTGTAAAGCCAAAGAAATCAAATCATTAATGATATCTTGAACATTGATTAACAATTCACCTAGTGGTTGATGTGTTAAATATTCACCCGTTGGATTTTTGGTCAGAGTCCATCGATCATCTAGCTTCTCTTCTTTGTATTCAACACAAATATCATTAACCAAACAAACCTTAGCTCCATCAGGAAATAAATTGTCTAACTTCTCACATCCTTCAACTGGTAAAACATTAAATGATTCTGGTCGCAACCAGCATTTTCGTTCAGTTACAGTGTTATCTGGCCAGTCACCAGCAAATTGAGGATTCAATCTTGCTGTTACTTCGTATGGATCATATGATCCACCTAATGAAGACGAGTTGCCAAGCTTTAGTTTATCTCTAAGATCTGGATACTCAGCTACAGCCTGAGAATAGTGAACTTCATGTGAAAAGAATAAATACGGTGTCTCTGCTTGAGTCATTGCATAATTTGCAATCTTAACATACAAACCACCGTAAACCTCCATCTTAATTCTTGAGTTCTTTTTAGTTATAAATTTATCTAGTTCTGGAATATTCATCTTAATCTTATCCATCTCAGGGTCTAATTCAGCTTGACATTCAGGACATGTGATATCTAATTCGATGGCTTCGCCCTCATCCTCATTTTCATTAAATTTATTAACTTCACCATCTTCACTAGAGCCAAATATATCATCCGGTAATTGAGCACCACAACTAGGACAGGAATAAGTTTCTACTTCTTTATCTTTATATTTTGGCTCTTCATAAGTTCCATACTTCTCATCTTCTTTTGGATAATGATGACAAGCAACCATGCCTTCTGTAACCCAAACATATAGCATTTTTAACCAAATCAGAGTAGCTTCGTTATCTTTATACAACCTCTCAGCAATTTTATTACCAACCTTAGCTGTCATTACATCCATCGAGTTCTCTGCATCACCAGGAACACAGATAACCGTGGGAATTTGAATTGACAGAGCGGCAATGATTGTCTCAAGAAATGCCTTAAAGACATTCATCGGTCTATCGTAAAAAGCCTGATCGTCGGATGATTCCTCTGGTGTTGCTATGCGGTAATCCTTAGCACCCTCATTCCAATAAGTTAGACTTAAGTTGTTCCAATAAAGCTTAAGCTTTCTATATAGTTTTAATTGCCGTAATCGTGTAGCTGAATCTTCTTGCTCAAAATGATCAATTACAGTCTTCAGTAGCTTCGCTACTTCGTCGTCAAATTCTCTTTTTTTAATCATAGTTTTATTTATCTCTCATAAACATGGAACGCTTATTCTTAGGCGTCTTCTTTACTGAGTTTGCAGATTTAGATGGACTTATGCTTTTCAGATTGCTCGAATTTTTCTCACTAGTAAAGAACTTACCTGGTAATCCATCTCTACGTCTCATATCTCTTTCAATTCGAGCATTCTCTAATGTATCATCCTTAAATGTTTTACGATATCTAGAACTATCTTGATAATTTGGAGATTCAACATATGTGCTTCGAGCTTTTTTAGCCGACATTTTCATTCCTTTCATCTAAACTCAGTTCCCGTTCTAATGCCGCAATCGACTCCTTAACTTCATCAGGTTTAGCCGCTAGCTTGCTACTCTTAGCTCTGGCTTCAATCCTAGCACTTTCCTCTAATGAGGCTCTACGTCTAGAAAATGACGCAAACTTAGGAGATACTTGCTGTAGTTCTATGTGCTCCACTGGCATCGCAACGGCAGGTTTAACAATATCGACTATAGTTTCCAACAAACGATGATTCTCATTGTTAGCAATTTCAAGCTGCTGCTTCAAAACAACACAGCTTTCACAAATGTTATAATGAAGATCAAAAATATGACTAATAAAGCGAAACATGTCGGCTCCTTCGTCGTGACATAGATCCTCTGCGGTAGAGAGGTCTGAAGCTTTCAGCTTCGTTTGAAGCGTCTTCAGCTTTTTCCATTCTACGATAGAACTTAGTCATATCACCATACATTTTTAGCTCTCTAACTATTTGATCAATTTTTTGCGATTGATCTAAATTACCAATTTCTCCATTTATTAATCTTTTAGCCGTCTTACAGAAATATCGTAAGTCATCTAACGGATCATCGCCATCAAATTCCTCAATATCTTCTTGTTTGGTTTCACTATACATAGCAACTGGTATAGTTTCAATTAGAATCGGACATGTTTCAAATATCTGTAAAATTGGTAAGTTATCTTCCTGACTCTCATCTATAAATTCTCTCTTATACGACTCATATGCTTCCGGTCCTCGCAACCGATATAATTTCTGGGCTAGCTCGAAATCAAAAACTTCGCCTCTTGATCTCAAAGTAACACGTGGCTCAAAACGAAGAAAGTCATGAACTAGCTGCAATCCAGCAATTCTACTACCGGGTGTGTTCTCAGAGCTACTAGCTGATAAGCCTGAGTGGTCGTTAAATTGATCAACTACTGTAGCTCCACCACGATCTTGCCATGCAGAGCCACATAATGTTACAGCTTCCATTGCTTCACTATTCTCATCATGAACTAATCTAATTTCAGAAGCCCAATGGGCAATATCTTTACCCTTCCATGCTCTTTCTCTGTATACATACACTCTACGATCTGGTGAAATAGCACCCCACATTGCATAGCACATTGCTCTTTTTCCCCAGTCAATTGACAAAATACGTAGCCAATATTCGGGAATAAAAAACGGCTTAATGACATGCAGAGCGTTACTTGGTTCACCAGGGAATCTAATTGGTCTAAACGTAGTAAATACTGATCCCTTAAATGCGTTCCAATCTCCATACCTCTTTGCTCTTTTTTCAGCTTCTGGGAGATTTTCTAGTTTCTGAGCATACATAGGATCATATTCTAATCCGTATGGATTATCTGTCAATAATGCTGGAATAAACATACGAGACAGCATTTTACCAGTTATTGGATGTCGTGTCCTAGTATCTTTAATAAGTTTATATCCACTGATACATGGTTTAACAAAACGATTAAATGTAAATGTCTGACCTACACCACCAGGATTTGTTCCGTTACGAACAATAGCAATCCGAAAACTACTTCCAGGACGAACACGAGAACCCATCATATACATATATGGAGCTTCTTCAAAGTGAGTTAATTCATCAAAAGCACAATAATTATACTGAGATGAGTCATACATCTTAATATCTTTTGAGTTCTTTACGTGACCAAAGTCCATATAAGAACCATATTCTGGCCAATACCATGTATGCTTCTGCTCATTATATTTACCACCAGTGCTAGGATACCACTCATGTGATAATCGAATAATTTCGCGTTCTAGATCTGGAAATGTGCGTCGAAGAATAATGCCTTTGAAACCTCGATACTTATAGAAACCTCGAAATAATGGCAGCATAGTTAATAGCCAAGATTTACCACCATATGCCGCTCCGCCATACAAAGCCTCAAATACATCATCTGGAATGCGTAAAAAATCTTCCTGGACTTTATGAGGCTTAATGACTTTACGAAAGTCATCTATAATGTTACTTGATTGATCAGTTATTTGAATCATAGCTAATTACTGCTCTCTAATTTTGAAAGCTCAATTGGTCCTGTTTTCTCCCTAACGTCATCACTAATCATCTGAGCGCTATCATCATCAATAACTCTAAGCATCTCTAGTTTATCAACCTTAGAATATAGCTTGTTTATTGTTATCGTCTGTTCAACTAATGTTCTGTTTATCTCTCTAACCATTAATAGTAAATCTTGAATCACAGTTGATCTTAATTCAGAATAATCACGTATATCTTTACGGTAGATTAAAAAAAATACAGCAAAAGCTGAATACAAAATAATAAATTCTGGGTTAGGCATTATTGTCTCTAGTTAAGATTTCAGTTAACTTTGTAATTGCAATCGTATTATCAATAACAACCTTCATTAACATCTCACTTTGCCCTTTCCACTGATCGGTAAAATTATTAACATCTTTCCTATAAAAATAGAATAGTATCGCAGCTAGTGCAGAATTAACTCCAAGGGTTGTGAACCATTGATTTGTGGGATCCATTACCAAGCTCCACAACCATCAGAGCCGGGATATGTTGTTCCACCAACTACTTCAGCAAACTCAGCTTCAATCATAATGGCATCAAGACATTGATCTGGCGCAGCGTCAGCCGAATAAAATCTATCTCTTAAATTATTAAAGTTTCCATTACCACTAAGTGTCCATGCTCCACCCAGAAGAGCTAATGCGTAATGTTTTCTTGCATACCTATAAGTTGTTACTCCAGCAGCACCAACCGTTTCAAATACTGTGTTTACAGTTCCATTATCATTAAGATTTACCTTCATCGAACCGTTTTGTGTTCCAATTTGATGGTATGCTAAAATAACTTCAACTGCTCGCGGTGCTACTGTTGGTGTATTTATTCCAGGTGCTGGACCAAATATACATTCTACATAATCAGTTGCATTAGGCGGAGCCAAAGCAAGTTGATCGTCCGCTTCATTAACAGCTCCAGATGGAAGAGGAACATCATCAATTAATTGAAATGCAGTTGTAGTAGAATTTATAATATCAGTTCCTGTATTACCGCGCTCAAAATCATTTGAACCGGCAATGTTGTGTGTTCCATCAGAAGTCGGAACAAAGTGATTTACGTAGCCTGCGCCAATTGGATAATCAGCCAATGTATTAGTTACAATTACATCATCAACATACATATCTGCTGTATAAGTTATGACATCTCCACCAAAAAATAACTGAGTTGATGGTTGAGAAGATAAAACAACTGTAAATTGACCTACAGCTGTATTATTAACTTTTGCATCCACAATAGTAGCTATACCAGATGTATCTACTGAAATATCTAATAATATATAGGTTCCAGTAGATATTACAACACCAGTAGCACCTAAAGCAACAACACCTACAATAGATGCACCAGCATATAAAGATGAATCTGATACTTGAAAATGAATACCACAAAATAATGCGGTTGCCGTTTTAATTGTAACAATTGGACAATCAACACTTGGAAGAGAGGAAAAAAATACATATGCTCTAATTACAAATCGTGTATTACTTACTGGCATTGGGAAAACAGCATTACCAGCAGATGCCGATGCATTTACACGAATCGATCTAGATCCACTCCTAACAATACTAGTGCTTATTGATGCATTAGTTCCTAAAACAATATGGACTGAGCTAACTCCACCACATTCCACTCCGCAACAGAAAACTGGTGTCATACTTGTAAGAATGCTCTTGCTGCTGTCAAAATCTCACCAGTCATCATCTGTTCAATATTAACTAGTTTGCCAAGAAGCTTAGTTTCAATAGATGTATTATCAGTAAACCTAATTGGTGCTCCTGGTATGAATGTTGTAGTAATCTGAGTTCCATTACCCTCAAACCAAAGTGTAATTACAATTGCCATCTGATTGTCAATGATCGCACTACTAGTAACTTCGAGATAAGCTACTAAAGTTCGACTACCTCTTGTAGCAGTAATTCTAAACCTTAAATCTTGGATAATCTCAGATTCAATTGGCTCAACTACAATCCGGTTAGCTTGGACACCAGCAGATATTAGATTTGTTCTCAATCCATTAAGAGCAGCTGGAAAGCGAACTGTTATAGCCTGCATGAATTCTTGATAATCCACTTCCTGTCTCTCTTTCTTTTATGGCGCTATGAATCCAGTGACGTCGATTGAGTGAGCTACAGCAGCACTAGTTGTTATGGTTAATGCTGTTGCACTTGTGAGCTTTTTGGGTGTCTGGAATCCAATATGAATGCTTCTACCATTAACAGCTTCAAGATAATATGGGCCAAGAATAGTTGTAGAACCCTCTTCAAAGAAAACGTTTAGTGCAGTTGCCGCTCCGAGTGAAATTATAATGTCTGTTACGTAGATTGAAAAACCCGAAGCTGGAGCAGCTTTAACTGACGTGTCCGTAAGAGCTGAAGAACTATTTTCATGATAAGACCAGAGGTTAGCATGGTCTTTTCTTACGAATAAGTGACCATAAACATCAAATAGTGCATCTACTCTATCACCATCAGCTACAGCAGTTTGAAATGTAGTATCAGCTCGGCCACCTAGTTTAATTGGTGATCCAGAATCTGCAGCATCATGTGCTCTATTTCCTATATTTCTAGTAGAACCTTCTCTATCAGTTCCGAATGGAACATAATCTCCATCGGCTGCAAATACTGTATTGGCTTCATTAGCTACTGCTAGTGCTTCAATACCGACATCACCAGAAGCATGGACAGCATCTTCAGCTTTACCTAAATTTGTAGCACCTGTTAATGGAATTATTGAAGTAATATCAATATCACCAATATCAACACCAGAGTTAGCAGCAAGTTTACCAATAGCATTAGTTCCAGCAGGTAATGCGATATCTGTTGCTAATACTACTCGTTGTGTTAATGCTGTAGATATTCCTGATGCGCCCTGAACACCTACTTGACCAGCAATGGTATTTACTTTAGCTCGATCAGTTTCATCCCAATCATCTATTACCGAAAGAGATGCAGCTATTGCAGCAGAGTTGTCTTCGGTTACTAATCCTCGACTCCCACTAATAAAATTATCAATTATCTCAACAGCTGTCTTTACAGAAGTTTGTGTGGTTTCAAGATTAAGCAGTGAAGTGTTAAGATTAGTTCCAGCATTGGCTGTAATAGTCCCATCAACAGTAATTATGTTTCCACCATCTTGAATATTTACTGCACTCGCTCCGCTAGCATTATTAATAGTAACATCGCCTATATCAACACCAGGTTGTGTTTGTGCTGCTAGTGTAGAGGCTCCAGTTGGTAATGGGAGCGTAGTGGCAGAAATTGGAACTGCTGTTGCTCTTAATTGAGTATCTGTTAAAGGCCCAGTAACACCAACACCAGTCGAGCCAGATGCATCTACTTTATCAGTAGCAAATACTAAGTCTCTAATGTCTAAATTAACTGCATCTACTATAACAGGCTCGTTTACTGATACTGTTCCAGTTACTAACCATGCAGAGACTCCGCCAACACCTTGATCTACAGTTCCACCACCGCCTCCACCTCCGGAGTCGTTGACTAGAAGTTCGCTATTTTGGACTATACCAGACATTAAATTAAACCTAGATTTGAACTAACTTGCTACGCGAATTCTACCTTGACCAGATGGGAGAATAGTATTCAACATCTCATCAATATGAGCACGTAGCTCAGCAGCTTTAATTACTGAATTATCATATTCAGCTCTAGCATTATTCATCTTATCTTCAGCATCTTTAAGTGCTACAGACTTCATCTTAACAACTTCAAGAGCCTTCTCGAAAGCATCAAATGCTCCCATATGTCTTTCCTCTCTGAAATTTGTTGGGTTTATCCGTTAGCAACGGCATAAACAGAGACTGTTCCACCAACAACAGCGGTTGAGATCCTTGCACGAGTTACATACGAAGAACCAGTAATACTAACTTTATGAGCTTTGCTAGCCGCTGACCACGCTGTTGGTGATCCCTCAGCGGCCCAAGTTCCAGCATAACCCTCTAGATGAGAAGATTCAATTTGAATTGCACCTGCTGATGTTCCAGCTCCAAATACAATATAGAAAGATAACTCTTGGACTGCTCCCAAATCAACAGGATTTAGTTCACTTGATAATGCATTTAATGCTGATAAATCTGTCATTATTTGACGAAAGAACCTTAATCTTGCCATCTCGCCTCGCTATGCTTGGCTCGAATTGTATCTGTTGCTTTTAGTTGATTAGAACTAAATGATTTACTGGTAATTAATTGGTTCTGGTTATCATTCATATTGTAAGCAATTGTTGTAGCAATAATATATAAGATGAGAAACACTAACGGAATAGAGAAATTAGCCATTAGGTTATGAGAATGTGATAGCCAAAACACCAGCCGCTAACGTGGCTGTCAATGTAGTATCAGCTTGAATGTCAAACTCCTTTGTTCCCAAACCAGCATTAACTTTAACCATAGAACGAGGATAGGTCTCAATTGCTACAGAAGAAACATCTTGAATTACTAAAGCTGTAACTGCAAGTCCTGGTCCGGTCTTACCTGTGATCGTTGCTGTCGATGGCATTTTGTTTCACTCTTTTCCTTCTTCCGTCTTCCTTGAGGACAAACTGACTACATTTACATAACGTAACATAGCACTCATTACTCTCTGATGAATGTCTTGAATAGATGTGCTCACACATGCAAATATCCGAATTAATCCTATTTTGTTTAGCCAACAATAACTGTCTATTCTTCTCAGCTAATAATTTCTCTGCTTCTTTCTTCTTAAAATATAATGTAAATCTACGACCCATTTCATCATGAATTAGCTTATCATGAGTTACATAACATGCACAAATATGGCAAGGACACTTACAGTATAAAAAATTATGCACATAGTTACTTCCCAGTGCCCCGAATAATTCTGATCGTCCCCTGCTCAACCAGTCCCGGCTCTTTAGCAGTGAATGTAATTGAGCTAGCTAGACTAACTCCCCATATATTCTCTGCTCGGACAGAAACAACATGAGGGCCAGGATTTAAGATCTGGAAATTAAAAAAACAAGAAGATGCTATACAAGCAGTAGGAGACACATTACTGGTTATGTTATTAACTGAAACAATATAACCAGTTACTTCTTGGTCCGGTGGATTCACTCCCCATTCTACCCGTAATAAAATAGGAAAGACAAGTTGAGCATAAATTATACTCGAACTAGAAAGGAAAAATGCAACAGCAAAGATGACAGTGGCGAAATTAATTTTCATTGCTTCTCCTTGATAATTCTACCGCCGAATAAGTTGACAATTTAACTAACCTCAATGACTTCATACTGCTCAATTTTATTTTGTTCGGGCATATAGAAATGATAATGCACTTGTTCCTCCTTCGTTGTTTCTTTTCTATCCCCAAGGAACTCAACAATTTTACTCATCTTAGCCGCTACATCAGCTAGCTTCGTCGGATTATCTAAAGTTGGTATTTGTTGCTGTAGACGCTGAACTGATGTGACCAAAGTGTCCAGAGCGGCAGAGTGAGCTAATTCTATTTTCAATCTATGCTCTATATTCTCTATAATTACTTCGTTGTTGCTGTTCGCTTCGCTCACAATCTTATTAACTTCATTGTTAGAATCATCAATCTTATGTGTGCTAATCTCACTACTCTTCAATGATGCTTCAAGTTTTGTCTGCGGAGTAAAAGCAAATCTTTTTACCCCAAACAACTCCATAGCTTTACTAGAACTAGATGAGCCACCACGATTTTGTAGCTGGTTAAAGAGATTCATCGATGAGTTAAGACGCCTAGTTGCTTCGTCGTTGTCTATTAGCATCTCTTTAATTTCCTTGTCATTTCAACCTACACCCCGGCCGTTGACGTGCATTCTATCACGTTGCTTCGCAACGGTCAAGAAGAAAGATGCTAGTTTTCAGGCCGGAATTATAGAATCTTTGGTGATACTATCGGTTTGTGATTTTATCACTTTGTTAATATTTAATTTTATTTTATTTTTTATTTTTATTCTAACTCTCTTAGTTTAGACAATCTTAATTCTAACACTCTTAGTTCTAACACTCTTAGTTTAAGTTGAACACCCCGCCACCAGAGGACCGGGACTCCTTCATTCGCCCGGACCGTATGCCCCCGGTAGTTGTTTGACTGGTTTCGTTTGTTGCCAGAATGGCCAGCGGGGCATCTGGCTTGGCTCAGGTGACACTCGCGAGCATTGACCGATAGTCAGGTATTGGCGAGCGGCCGAATCGCTCCTGAGCCATCCTAGCCGTTATGCTCTTTTGAGATTAATTCAATGATTAGATTCTATGCCAATTTTGGTTGACACCGGCTGAGCGAACCGACGAAAATTGCTTCGGGGGTTTCTCACATGCGGATATACCACGATTGGCACGGAGTTACGGTCGAGCTAGAGCCAGGTCGGCTAATTGGCTTTGGCTGGACTAGCCCGGCCAAACTAATCAGATTTGGCCGCTACGACGGGGCATATATCAGAACGTGGAACCTATGCCCATTCGTGTTCTTTTCCGTAGACACAACGAGGATATGACTATGAGAATCACTCACGCTGCTATCCTCGGTTGGGTAGTCGGCACCTACGTAACCCTTGCCTTGCTGATATGGAGTTAGCTATGGAGCATCATTACGATTGTGTTATTTGCTGGGGACTGAACCACATCTCGAGACTCCAGTGCCAGTATTGCGGAACCATTCCGGCGCAATACTCAATCACTGGTTCACCCGCGAGACTGACTGTCGACGGCCAGATACTACCAGTAGCGCCAGCTTGGGGTTGTGTGCATCAGGAAGGACATAGGCAACGCAGACTCTACATGCGAACCGCGGAAAACTTCTAGTGAGAGAACCAATGACGAAAGCAAACGAGCGTAAGCACGTCAAGGATTGCAAAATCCGTGTAAGTCTCGGATGTCCTACTTGTGAGCGAATTTTCCGTATGGTCAGCTATCCAACTGGACATCGCGATGGTGGTCAACCCGTGAAGACTTCTTGGACAGGTAAGAAGAACTAAAAGCAAAACGCCCTGCCTAGACATGGTATCTAGTGCAGGGCGTTTCTTTGTCCACTCTACGTCGGACTAGTCATTCCAAAGATAGCCAAGACCAATCCAAGTCAGAATCTCTCTCATACATGTCACTCCAGTCTGAGCGGTAGTGCTCAATAGATACCACGAACACATATGGCTCGTGGTATCTCAGAGAACTACGCCGATGCGGCTGCGAGTCGTGCTTCCATTGCCTTCATGATACCAGGCTTCATGAGAGCAACCGCATCCTCAACGCTCACACCAGTCTGCTGGACGTAGCCATTGATGATGCTCTTGAAAGTCTTGCTTGTGGCGTCGGACCAATTCGGCTCACAGTATTCCGCGAGAACATCCGACGCCGCAGAATACGCCGCTGCGTTCTCTCCGTCAATGAGATATGAGACAATCAACGGCTCACTCTCAATGCCGGAGAGAATCATGAAGTCCTCTTGCGTGGCGGGCAAGGTTTCCGGCTGCTCAGTGTCCCATGCCAACCAGGTGATTACCTTCGGATTTTTCCCCCTGGTCTGGCCGACTCTGTGTCGCTTCCCCTTGCTCTTGCCAAGCTCCTTGTTCTTCGCGTCGGCAATCGCTTGCAGTCGAGTTACCTCTGCCTCTCGAGTCGCTTGCGCCGCGTCCGAAGCCGCCTGTTTCTCTTCTGACATAATCATCCTTTCTGCTCACTATCGAGCATGTGACCATTATACGCTCTTTTTTCCAGATGTCAAGCGAAAAAGCTCGCTTTGCTCGCTTTTTTTTCTCGAGCCCCGAGCGGAAAACTATGCAAAGAAATAGCCAAAAACGAAATACCAAAATCGAATGATAGCACAAAAGGTCCAAAACAGAATCCGTTGATATCCGGCGATATCTGTAGATATCCGTTTGTTTCTGGAGGTTTCCGGCCTGTTTTGCAGACTTTTACACGTTTTTGCAGGTCCAAACCGGGCGGAAACTCGAAATTGGCGCGGAAAAGGCCAGAAAAAACGTGTTTTTGCGGACCCCCCCCTGCCAAAAGTCGATATTGCTGTTTTTTTCTCTCTCTATTATTCTCTTATTATTATTCTTTTTTATA